AGCAAAAGCCGAGTGGGGCATTACCCCGGAGAGCGTGCGCGGCGACATGCACCGCATGATTCAGGAGACCGAGGGCGGCATCAAACGCTACCGCGCGGACCACGAGGCCATGGAGACCATCCGGCCCTATCACGAACTCGCCGCCAAGCAGGGCACGACGCTGGAGAAAGCACTCTCCAACTACGTCGGCATGGAAGATAAACTGCGTACCGACCCGCTCGGCGGTCTCGACATGATCGTCAACAACCTCAACCTCCGCACCCCGGATGGCCGGCAGATCACGCTGCGCGACGTCGCCCACCACATCACCAGCCGCACGCCTGAGCAACTGCAGATGATGCAGCATTCCAATTCCCAGGCGGCGCAGGCGCAGCAGATGCAAGCGCTCATGCAACAGCAGCAAAATCTTGATCATCAAATCAAGCAGTTGCAATATATGCACGATCACGCCAAGGCGGAAACCTTGGTCGATAGGTTCGCCGGCACGCACCAGCGGCTCGACGAACTCTCCGAGAGCGTCAAGCAGGAACTCGGCTTCGGGTTCTCGCTTGAAGAGGCCTACGACAGGGCGGGGAGACTCAACCCCGCCACACACGCGGCTCAGACCCGCTCATCCACACCGGCTCAGACCCGACCTGCCGATAAGTCCATCTCCGGCGCACCCAATGGCCCCTCAAACGGGACATGGCGGCGCCCAGACAAACCTGTCGGTCGACGTGAGGCGATCCAGAACGCCATCAATAGCGTCAATGGCTCGCTATGACCCTGAACCCGCTGTGGAGGCATCATGCCAAACATCAACACAAATGCTGCATATCAACAAATCCTGTCCATGGCCGTGGAGCAACGCTCCTCGAGCTATGAAGACCTCGTCTCAGACAATAATGCGCTGCTCAAGGTCCTGCGCACGAAGGGTCTATGGCAGACCTATTCCGGACCGCGTATTCGCCAAACCTTGCAGGTCAGCAAGAACGTCGCGCAATGGTACTCGGGCTACGATCAGCTTCTGAACCCGGCTATCGATCTGTTCAATGACGCGTACTTTGATCCCAAGATGGTCGTCGTTCCGATCATCCTGTCAATGCAGGAAATCCTCAACAACGAGGGCGAAAACCAGCTGATGGACGTGCTCGACAGCTACATGGCCGCGGCCGAACGGGCCTTGGAAGATACCATGGACGTGGCTCTGTACTCCGATGGGACGGCCAATGGCGGCAAGCAACTCACCGGATTGGCGACCGCGGTACCGATCGTCACCAACTCCGGCATTTACGGCGGCATCGACCGCGGCACAGCCGCGCTCTGGCAGACCAAAACTTACGATGCCCAGACCATGGCAACCGCCATCGGCACGCAGGTTAGCGGCACGACCGTCCGGCCGTTCCTGAACTATGTCATGACCAAGCAAAGCCGCGGCCGGCAATACGCCGACCTCCTGATCATGTCACCCGAACACTACGCCGCCTACGACGCCGCGACCGTTGCCATCCAACGCCAGACCAACGACACGACCCTCGGCAAACTCGGCTTTACGTCGCTGGAATACATCGGCGGCGGCAAGCGAGCCGAGATCGTGCTCGACGGCGGCATCGGCTCCAACATGCCGGCCAATACAACGTTTGGCCTCAATACCGACAGCTTCCGCATTCGCTATAACCCGCAACGCAATTTCGACAAGCTCTTCGACGGCGACGGACAGATGCCTATCGATAAAGACGCGATTGCGCAGTTCATCGGTTGGATGGGCGAATTAACTATGACAAACCCATTACTGAATTGGCGCTTCTACGACAGCAACCCGGCGACCTGACGATTGCATGAATCTGTGGGGGGCCATGTGCCCCCCATTCTTTATGGAGTTCCAAAATGCCCCCCTTTGATCCCGACGCAAGTTTGGTGGCGACCTTCAAAAACCACGCGGTCCTCAACGAAGCCAAAACCGCGGCTGAAGGCCGGCCGATCTACGATGACCGCGAAGTGGTCGAGATACGCTTTCCCGGCTCACGCAATTATGTGGTCTTTCCGGCCCTGGAGTTCTCGCACTGGACCTCGGACATGTACGGCGGCAATCAAACCAAAGTCACCTACGCCGAACGCTTTGCCCATCAATACCGGCAGTTCAAGATGCAGGCGACGCAGACAAAAGCGGGAACGCCGCTCGATCACGCGCCTTTCCTCACCGAAGCCAGACGCGCCGAACTGCGCGCCCAGAACATCTATACCGTCGAGGCGCTCGCCGCCATCGATGGCCAGGAACTGAAAAACCTCGGCTATAGCGGGCGTGACCTCAAGAACCAGGCCGTGTCCTACATCGAGGAAAGCCGGCAGAACGCCGGCACGTCGCGGATGGCAGCCGAGTTCGAGGCGCTGAAAGCCCGTAATGAGATCCTCGAGGAGGATGTGCAACGGCTCAAGGAATTCGTTCCGGCCCCGGATACGACCTTCGACAACATGAGCCTGGATCAATTGCGGGAATTCATCGCCGCCAATACCGGCCATACGCCGCAGGGGGCGATGAACAGAAAGGCCCTGGTGCGTCTGGCCCAGGAATCCCAGACCAAGGCCGCATGACATGACGGTTCTGTCGGTTGTTCGAGAGGTTGTTCGCGCGGTCGGATTGCCAGACACCACCTCGATCTTTTCCGGCCTTAACAACAACCGCACCAGCCAGGAGATGCTCGCGCTCGCCAATGAGATGGCGCAGCGCATCGCCTATGACGACCGCGAATGGACGGCGCTCAAACTCAACGCGACACTCACCGGCGATGGGGTGACGACGGCCTTCAGTCTCCCGAGCAACTACAAGCGCATGTTGATGACCGCCCACGTGTGGCGTTCTACATCGACCATGATTCCGATGCGGTTCGTGCCCGATACCGACGAATGGATGCAGCGCCGCGCGGCGAATTACACCGACGGCAACGGCGAGTGGACGATTTACGGCGGTCAGATCCACATCTATCCGGCCATGGGCGCGGGGGTGACGGCGAACTTTGTCTATCTCGACAAGAACTGCGTCACCCTGGCCGGAGGTGGGGTTGGAACCGAGTTTCTGACCGATGTGGATACGTTCCGGCTCGATGAGCGTGTGCTGCGTCTGGGCATGATCTGGCAATGGAAAGCCCAGAAAGGCTCGCCCTACGCCGAGGATATGGGGACCTACGGGGATGCGCTGACCCATGCCATGGGATCGGACAAGCCCGGGCCGATCATCGTCGGACGGGCTCCCTTGGGGAGCTATGGATTGGGGCCGGCCGCGCCGGCAGCGTTCAATGTCGCGCTTGAAGGCCCCCAAGGCCCACCTGGGCCGCCAGGCGTTACAGGCCCGCAAGGCCCGCAAGGCAATAATGGCGCGGCAGGATTGGCGGGGCCACCCGGCGCTGCCGGGCCGCAAGGGCCGGTGGGACCGACCAGCACGGTACCTGGGCCTCAAGGACCGGCGGGCCCGGCCGGCCCGACCGGGCCGCAAGGACCCGCAGGCACCGCGGACTGGAACACGCTGACCAACAAACCGGCTACGTTTCCCCCGACATTGCCGATTCCCGAAAGCGGCGTCACGAACCTAACGGCCGATCTGTCGACGCTGACCACCAATCTCGCAACGGAGACAACCAACCGGACCAATGCGGATACCGCGTTGACGAATAATAAAGTGGCCAAGAGCGGCGATACCATGAGCGGATTGCTCACGGCCAATGCTGGTGTGACGACGACAAATGCGACAGTTACGGGAGCGCTGGCTGTCAGCGGTTCAATTCCAGTCGGATTGACGTCCGGCGTGGTCATGCTCGGTGAAGAAACCTCGCGCATGAAAATCTTCAACATGTACTACAACGCTACCGCAGGGCAGCGTGTAAATGTTGCTGCGGGATACTCGTCTTATAACTATTTCGATACGAGCGCGGGAACGTTGCAGTGGTTTGTGGGGAGCAACGTCGCGGCGGGTGCTCAACCGGCCTTCACAAACATCCTCAACATCGATGCGGCGGGCAACGCCTCATTCATGTCCACGACCGGCGTGCTCAGGGCTTACGGCGGGCGGATCGTTTCGACGTCGGCGGGTAATGCTTCAGTCGCGGCCTACAACACGACAGGTGGAATAAACACGGCTGCCGGAATGTGGATTACCTCGGCCAACGTCCTGAGTTTTGGGATGACGGATGGAGGCGGAGCGCCTGTAACGGAGACGGCGCGTATGGGCTCTGACGGTGCATTCGTGATCACCGGCTCGGTTGCGCAAAAGGCCACAGGCACTACGTGGTCAAACCCATCCGACGCGCGCATCAAGCAAGATGTGCAGGATTACCGGACGGGCTTGGATGACGTGATAAAACTACGTCCGGTGTCGTTCAAATATCGTCCACAGACGAACTATCCGGAAGAACTTCTAAACACGCGCCAGGTCGGTTTTATCGCGCAGGAAGTAAGATATTATGCCCGACATGGTGACGTC